AGTGTCCGACGCAAATAGATGTTTGTAGTGTACGGCTCGAACGCCTCGTTGTTGCCCATAATCTGAGCAGTCGAGGCGGTTGGCATGGGTGCCACGAGCAGCGAGTTGCGTAGGCCTGAACGCTTGATTTGTTCCTTGACGTTGTCAAAGGTGTCCAGCTTCAGACCCCACATATCAGGCTGCAAGATCCCCTGTGAGGCCGGTGAACCCTCATACGTCTCATAAGGGCCCTCCTCGTCTGCTAGGTTGGCCGACGCCGTCAGGGCTGCACGGTAAATCACCTCGAAGATTCGAGAGTTTAGATCACGAGCCTCAGGTGAGTCGAACGGAAGGCCGAGCATCATAAACACATCAGCCAAGCCCTGAACCCCGATACCTATGGGGCGGTGACGCAGGTTTGACTTTCGGGCCGCCTCGGTCGGGTAAAAGTTCTTGTCGATGACCCGGTTCAGGTTACGTGTGATGACGCGGGTCACCTCGTGAAGTTTGTTGAAATCGAAGCTCTTTTGAATGCCTGAAGAACCGTCAGCGGCTCCGTAAGCAGCCTCGCGCACAAACGTCGGCAGACAAATCGACGCCAGATTACACACAGCCGTCTCATCTGCTTCAGAAACCTCCATGATTTCATGGCACAAGTTGCTGGACTTGATGACACCGATATTCTTCTGGTTCGACTTGCGGTTGACCGAATCTTTGTATCCCATGTACGGCGTACCCGTCTCAATCTGACTCTTCAAAATCGCATCCCAAACCTGTCGAGCCTTGACCACCTTCTTGAACCGACCCTGGGCTACGTATGTACGATACAACTCATTGAAAGCCTCTCCGTAAACATCCTGAAGACCAGGACACTCATGGGGGCACATCAAGTGCCACTCCTCGTCGCGCTCCACCTTTTCCATGAAAAGGTCAGGGACCCACATGGCCGTAAACAGGTCGCGGCAACGCATCTCCTCGTCACCCTGGTTCAGACGAAGCTCCAGAAACTCCATGACATCTGCGTGCCACGGCTCGAGGTACACAGCGAAAGAGCCCTTGCGCTTCCCGCCACCTTGATTGACGTACCTGGCTGTGTTATTAAACACTCGAAGCATAGGCACGATTCCGTCAGCTACACCGTTTGTGCCCTTGATTCGCGTCCCATTGGCGCGGATATTCGAGCAGTGAATCCCGATACCACCCGACCATTTGGAAATGTGCGCACACTCTTTGAGCGTCTCGTAGATACCCTCGATGCTGTCATCCTTCATGGCCACCAGGAAACAGCTTGAGAGCTGTGGGTGATTTGTACCGGCGTTAAACAGCGTCGGCGTCGCGTGTGTAAAATACTTGCGGGACATGAGGTCATACGTCTCGCGGACGCGTGGGTAGTCGTCCCCATGGATACCAACAGCCACACGCATGAAAAGGTACTGGGGCGTCTCACCCACGTTCAGGTAACCACGCTGGAGCGTCTTGATTCCAAAGTATCCAAAGTCGTAGTCGCGCTTCGGGTCGACCCATGCATCCATCTCGAGCTTGATACACTTCATGAACTCGTCAGATACGATACCCTTGACGTGGAGAGCAACCATGGCGTCGCTAAAAGTCTTGGGGCAATTCTTCTGAAGATTCGAGACGGTGACGCGCATGGCCAAAGTCTCGTAGTCCGGGTGTTCGGTAATCATGGCCACAGCCACCTCGGCCGTCAAGTTGTCAATTTCAGAAGTGGAGATCCCGTCGTACATACTTTGAAAAACCTTCTGGGCCACCTTGTCTGGCTGAACATTCAGAGGCTCAAATTCTGGAGCCTTGTTCAACTTTCCGATACGGTTCGTCACCTTGTCAAACAGCATGGGAACCTCATCCCCCGACCTCTTGATGACCTTCATTGTGTAATAAGCGGCGGCTTTTTTTATCCTCGTCTAACATCAAATGAGCACCCGTCTGCTCCCAACGCCTCTGTCGGATGCCTTTTTTTCGGATTTCAACCGTGCTCAGATTCACAATATGATTATCGACGCGGTCCAGGCCAAGACGGGTGTGAGAATCGAGCGTCAGAATGACGCGGACCTACAGGCTCTCATGAAGCGCGTGTGGGCCAACATGTCCCGTGACCAGTACAGTGACGTACGTGGCCAGGTGGATGCCATGAACCGTCAGACGGTCAAGGAGGCGACCGCCACCGTTACGACGGGCGTCCTCCAGCAGCTCGTGTACCTGCGCGACATCTCCTCGAACCCCGTGCCCCTGGCTGCACCAGTCAGCACCAGCACGTACGGAAATAAAATGCCATACAACAGCAAGATTGCATTCTAAAAGATGCGCGCCCTTGATGACATTCTGATTGGCTTTTTCATATTCTTCGCCATCGACCGCGCCATTCGCCTCTTCAGTAACGCGGTCGTCGAACCATGGGCCCAGACCAAGACGGGCAACGAGCGCTCAGTGGAAAACTGGAAATTAGGTTCGGAATTTGTTTTACTTTTGGTCGCCGTGTTTGTGGTGTTCAACATGCGTCGTTTCATAGGCCGCCTGAACAAAGCTTAGAGACGTCGAGACCTTGATTTACAATGAATAAGTTTCGTGATGAAACTGCCGAGCTGTGTAAGCAGAAAGGTTGGGACAAAGCGCCAGTAAGCATCGTATGGATGTTACTGAATGAGGAGATGGGGGAACTTGCCTCGAGTATTCGACAGAATCAGAGGATTTACAAAAAGACGGGGCTCAAGAAGGACCGGGGGACAGACATAATGATGGAAATGGGTGACGTGTTTAGTTATCTTTTCCAGTTGGCCCACATGCTGAACGTTGACATGGACACGATGTGGGAGCTTCACCGACAAAAGGTCCAGACTAAAGTTTACTCTAAAAATAATGTAAGTGTATGTTAAGATGGCTACGGCCGCTATGGCGTGTGATGACCTGAGCATCAATCGCTTCAACCCATACACGTGGTCTGGAACCTTCGGTGTCTATTCCGATGGGTTCCCGAGCACGATTCCTATAGATGGTTCGTACACCACTGAAATTAGCGAGGAGCCTACGGTCTATATGGATCCTCTGGCGGGCGCTTCGGATCCCAACATGGACATTTCAGGTCCCATGTACTTAAAGACGGCCGAGTCGAGTCCAGCACCTTTCCGTGGATTCCCAGCGCGCAAGAACGAGTTCCCAGACGGCACTGTGACGTGGATGCGCCCAGGGCAGCCATGGAGCTGGTTCGGTGGTAAGCGCGCGTCCGATGATACATGGACAGCGGCTCCAAAGGGTCAGGACTTACTGATTTGGCTCGTGATTCTGGTCATCGCCCTGTATCTGTTTTCGCGCCTCAGAAAGTAGAAATCTTGGGAGCCACCACCTTGACCAATTTCTTGGATAAATTCTCCTTTTCAATTTTCGACCGTTCATCCAGCTTGGGACAAAAGTGAACCTCCAGCTGAATGCACTTGGCGCAAAAGTTACCGGTACATTCACGACATTTGAGGAACCTATTCTTATGTACACACTTAGGTGGCTCTGGCTTGGGTCCAAACACATCCATAAACGCCTCCTCAGGGCTCCTCATCTACTACTAGTTCACAAGCAATTTCATTCTTAAATTGCACGGGAGGCTCGTCGTCCACCAGCTCACACAAGCCGTGAGTGCGCCCTTTGACGATACGGTCCCAGACTTCCTTCATGGCTGGTAAGTTTTTCTGGAACCACTCGCGGTCCCGAGTGACACGTGTGACTACAAATTCTTCGGGTTTTTTACCATCTTCACTCGCCGGTCGAAACTGAACAAAGTCACACTCCTCTAGATCTGTTATTTCCAATTGGAGCTGGACTTGGGGCCAGTAGTGCTTTGGAACCTTGTGCTCGATCTTGCGAGACAATGGACACTTTATCTCGATCAAAAGCCCATCTTCGGTGACGCCATCAGGTGAAGCCCCGAGCCATTCGTACTGGCGGTGCTGAACCAGCCCAATCTCGTGAGACTTTCTGCCGGTCCGTTGATCATACATGTCCCGAACGAGCGGTTCAAGTGCAGTGCCGTGTGCGGTGGCGGCATTTCCAGCCCATTTCGTCCTGAGCACCTTTTTCTTCACGAGTGAATCAGGGGTTTCAAAATGGTTTTCACCGAGGGCACTTGCAATGTCACTCGCCGTAATCATATTGTCCCGGAGCGCTAACCATTCCTCGGATCTTTGTTCGGCATATTCAGCCGCAAGAAGTTCCCGGGCCCTCTCCACCACGCTCACGCTTCGGAGGGCCATTCTTATTCTTAAACCGAGGGTCCGTCTTAAGTACAATTTCAGCCGCATTTTGTTCAGCCTGTTTTTTTGTCAAAGCAAATCCGGAACCGCACACCATCCCGTCGACTATGACCGTAATGAAAAACTGACCATTCGTTTGACCATCCACACGGTACTCGGGCAAAGGGTACTTGAGAGCCTGGCACCAACGCATGAGCTGGTCCTTGTAGTTGTCGTCCACCAGCGACGTTTGCACCTTTGTAAACGCCTCGAGCACAAATTGCTTGGCGTGAACCATCCCAAGGTCCAGATAGATGGCGCCTACGAGCGCCTCGAAAACATCCTCCATGATGTGCTCGTTGTTGTTCCAGCCGTTTCGTTCCCCCTTTTCATCCATCAAAATCAAATTGTCAAGTCCAAGCGTCTTGGAGATTTCACATAGAGTCTTTCCTCGGACCATCTTCGTCCGGGCCTTGGTCAGAAACCCCTCCTGGTGCTTTTCGTATTGGTCAAACAGGTGTTTTGTGATTATAAATCCAAGGACCGAATCGCCCATAAACTCCAAAGTTTCGTACGAACCAGTCAGACCTGAGTAGCGCTTCAGTGCTGACTTGTGCGTAAAGGCCCGGCGATACAAATTTAGATCCTTAATTTTTGTCCCGACTAGAGCGTTCAGGGTTTCACGTGAAAGCTCGGGTGGGGAGACAACCTCCATTTTGTTTTGTATTACATTACACTCATACTTTTAAGCCAACCGGCAACCTAAGCAGTCGACTTGGCCACCTTTGGGCGAGACTTCTTCTCCTTGGGGGCGTCAGCAGCCTCATCAGTCTTGGGCTTCTTCTCCGCCTTGGGCTTCTTCTCACCCTCCGGCTTGGCCTCCTTGATGTAGTGAGGGTTGATGTACTTCTGGATGTTCAGGAAGGTAATCTGCACACCCTCTGGAGGCTGCAGCAGGTCCTTCAGCGTCGCATCCAGGCTGATATTCTGGCCCGCCTTCAGACCCTTCTCAGTCACATAGGTGTTGATACGAGCAGTCACCTGGGACCGCGAAATCTTCTCATCCGCCGCCAGACCCAGGAAGGCGCGCAGCTTGTCCGTCACGTTCAGGGGCTTGTTGAAGCCGTTGTTCTGGGAACGAGCCGCCTGCTTCTCACCCGTTGGGTCCTCAAAGTGCTGACGAATCTTGCGGATATCCTTGCGCAGAGCCTTCAGCTCCTTGGCGAGCAGGTCGAGGGTAACTGGAGCGTCGGTGGTGGTGGCCATTTCTACTCTACACACGAGGCCCATCTTTAAGCCAGGGATGCGATGGTCAAAAACACGATGAGCAACATC